GGCAGCCAAGTGGTCCGCTCAGTATCAGCAGGATCCAAGTGCCGATGAGTCTGCGATTATCAAGCGGGACTGGTGGAGAACCTGGGAAGAACTGGAACCCCCGCCCTGCGACTTCGTCATACAATCTTGGGACACGGCTTTTCTAAAGACCCAGAGAGCGGACTACTCAGCCTGTACAACATGGGGTGTGTTCCATACGGACAAGACGCCCGATGGACAATCGAGGCCGAGCTTGATTCTTCTGAATGCGTTTCAGGACCGGTTGGAGTTTCCCGATCTCAAGAGAAGGGCACTGAAGGAGTACACGAAGTGGCAGCCGGATGCCTGCATAGTAGAAGCCAAGGCCGCAGGGACTCCGCTGATCTTCGAAATGAGGGAGATGGGAATACCGGTCTCTGAATACGTGCCTTCCCGGGGCAACGATAAGGTGGCCAGAGTCAATGCCGTTGCCGACCTTTTTGCGTCGGGGATCATTTGGGCACCTAGAAAAAGGTTTGCGGAAGAAGTGATCGAACAGTTTGCCGGATTCCCTGGCGCAGCCGCCCACGATGACCTTGTGGACTCTTCGACCCAGGCGATTATCCGATTCAGGCAGGGTGGGTTTATTCCCATGCAGAGTGATGAGGATGTGGAATTCCACCCCCAGCAGGAATATTCACCTTACTAGGGAGACAAGTGGGGGACGAGTCCTTTTATAGAAAATTTGGAGGAAAGTCAGTCTCTATTTCTTCCCGGTGGAAAGAGGCGCTAGATCAGCCGTGGGGAGTTTATTACGGCTTCGAAGTCACACCGATATCCCCGGACATATGGAGAGAAGAGGAGATCCTCTGTTCCCTGGATAAGGAATTCGGCTTCACGCTAGTGGGCTTGCAGAAGATGCCTCCCTACTTCAACTACAACTGGCACGTAGATGTAACCCGTGGGTGTGGTCTGAATATGTTGTTGTCTGATGGGGAGAGCCACACTTTCTTTGCCAAGCCATCGAGAGATGACCACAGGCTTATGCTGGGGAGTAACTCCAGTATCACCCAATTGAAGTACGAACCCGATTCATTCTACGCCTTCAATACCCGAAAGCTTCATTGTGTATACAACTTGGAAAAGCCCCGGTACATCTTTACCTGTGAGTTTTCTAGGGAGAATGGTGAACTTTCGTATGAGAGATTGTCCAAGTGGATAGACGCGACCTTCCAATGGAAAGACCACGGTGATTAATGTCCATTGATGCTTTAATCGACCTTGAAAACTCCTCGCTACAAGAGTCCGAGGGCTCTATCGAGGTTGAAATTATCCCCGAAGGATCAGAACTTGAGGGGATCATAATCGACTTTGACGAAGAGGCACTCCAAGAGGAAGTCCCCTTTGACGCCAATCTTGCCGAACATTGCGACGAAGCGTGCCTGCAAGACATTTCGAGCGAGTTGGTAGGTCTTTGCAAAGCCGATAAGAATTCCAGAAAGGAATGGGAAGAGACCTACATAAAGGGGCTTGACCAGCTAGGTCTCAAGATCGAAGACCGGACAACGCCTTGGCCCGGGGCGTGTGGCGTGGCCCATCCCGTCTTGACCGAAGCGGTTGTTCGTTTCCAGGCGCAGACGATTACAGAGATATTCCCGAATGCGGGGCCTGTCAAGATCAAGATGATGGGCAAGATGACGCCCGAGAAGGAGAAGCAAGCAGCCCGCGTCAAGGAGTACATGAACTACCTGATTACGGAAGAAATGCCGGAATACAGGTCAGAGACCGAGAAGATGCTCTTCAATCTCGCTCTCGCAGGAAGTGCGTTCAGGAAAGTCTATTGGGATCTCAGCATGGGCAGGCCCTGCTCGATGTTTATACCGGCTGAAGATCTTATCGTTTCTTACGGTGCGCCTTCCCTGGAGATGGCCGATAGGGTCACTCACGTAATGAAGAAGGGGTCTAACGAGGTTCGTAAGCTTCAAGTCTCAGGTTTCTATCGAGATGTCGATCTCTCGGAAAGTATCGAGGGGTACGGAGAGATTCAGGAGAAGTATCAAGAGCTAACCGGAGACAGCCCGAGTTACGACATAGACAACCGATATACGCTCTATGAGATCCACGTAGACTGGGATATCAAGGGCTTTGAGGATATGCACGATGGGGAGCCCAGTGGCATCGCCCTGCCCTACGTGATCACTATCGATGCCGGGAGTGGTCATGTTCTCTCCATCCGGAGGAACTGGGTCGAAGGGGACGAGTACAAGACAAAGCGGGATCACTTCGTTCACTACGAGTACCTCCCTGGAATGGGATTTTACGGATTCGGACTGATACATCTTATCGGGGGTATCGCGAAATCCGCAACCTCTCTTCTTCGTCAGTTGGTCGATGCCGGAACACTTTCGAACTTGCCCGGTGGACTGAAGGCAAGAGGTCTTCGTATTCGCGGAGATGACTCACCGATCATGCCGGGAGAATTCAGGGATGTGGATGTCCCCGGCGGTGCAATACGCGACAACATCACGTTCCTTCCGTACAAGGAACCTTCGAATGTTCTTCATCAGTTGTTGCAGAACATTGTCGAGGAGGGTCGTCGATTCGCTTCCATCACAGATATGAAGATCTCCGACATGAATCAACAGGCTCCCGTAGGGACAACGCTTGCGATCATCGAGAGATCCATGAAGGTGATGAATGCAATCCAGGCGCGTATCCATTACGCGATGAAGCGTGAGTTCAAGATACTTTCCGGCATCGTCAGGGACTTCATGCCGGAAGATTATGAGTGGGAAGTAGACGGTGACGAGGTTCTGAAGGCAGAGGATTTCGACGGAAGAATCGATGTGATTCCCGTTTCGGACCCGAACTCGTCAACCATGGCCCAGAGGATCATGCAGTATCAGGCTGCTTTGCAGCTTGCTTCAACGGCTCCCCAGATATACAACCTGTCGGAACTCCATCGGCAGATGCTTGATGTTCTCGGTATACAGGATGCGGACGAGATAGTTCCGACAGAGGATGACATAAAGGCCCTCGACCCGGTGTCTGAGAATATGAACATACTCAAGGGTGATCCCGTGATGGCCTTTATCGGGCAGGATCACGAGGCGCATATCCAGTCGCATATGGACTCTTCGAAGGATCCGAAGATGCTTTCGGTTATCCAGAAGTCTCCAAAGGCGAAGCAGATAGAAGCTTCCATGTCGGCCCATATCCTTGAACACGTTGGCTTCAAGTATCGCAGGGAGATCGAGAAGGAGATGGGTGTTGAGCTTCCGCCCCCCGATAAGCCGCTTCCCGAGGATATAGAGGTCAGACTCTCGGCTTTGGTTGCGGAGGCGGGTGCGAGGCTATTGGGTAGGGATGTTGCCGAGGAGAGGCTGAAGGAACAGATCGCGCAGCAGGAAGATCCGATCTTGCAGCAGCAGAAGCGGGAGCTTGATATCAAGGAGGCTCAGGTAGATTCGAAGACGAAGACTGATGCTACCCGGATCGCTGCCGATCTTGAGAAGGCCAGGATTAAGGCGAATACAGACAGTCGGCGGATAGAGTCGGATGAGTTCCTTGCCGGTGTGAAGGCCGGGATGGATAAGGCGACCGGAGATATGGACAGGGAATCTAGGTCCGAAGAATCTCGCAGGAAGGAACTTGCCGAGGGAATTAAGTTCGGGAGCAAGGTGATGCTTGAGTCCAAGAAAGCTTCGGAGGATTCTGAGGAGTGATAAGCCTTGACAATCGATGAACTCTTCAGGGACAGGGTGAATTCCGAGATTGAGAAGAAGTCAGAAGACGTTTCTTCGGGATGTGCAAGCGACTATTCAGATTATCGATACCGAATAGGTGTTATAGAGGGTCTAATTATCGCCAAGAGGGAATTCTTGGAAATACTCAAAAACTACGAGGACAGTTAGTTCACGCCCAGACCGGGCGCAGGGCTTCAGTCGTGCCCATGGAATCGACTGCAACCAGCAGAGATGCTGCAAGAGGAGTTCAATGGCTGTAACAGCAGTAGAGCCACAAGGAGAAATCGAGGAGTATCACTCCATCCTGAAAGGTGCAGGGGATCGTCTTCCTAAGCCGCAAGGCTGGAAGATCTTGATCGCAGTTCCGAAGGCTGTAGACAAGACCGAGGGCGGCATATACAAGCCCAATCAGGTTCTTCAATACGAAGAGGTTGGTTCCATTGTCGGTCTAGTCATAAAGCTTGGCGATCTTGCTTACAAAGATCCCAAGAAGTTTCCTGGCGGGAATTGGTGTCATCAGGGTGATTACATCATTATGCGATCCTATTCAGGTACACGCATTCAGGTGGGTGATCAAGAGTTTCGATTGATCAATGACGATACTGTTGAGGCGGTTGTTGATGATCCCAGGGGAGTGATGAAAATCCTATGAGTGATGAAGTCACGATTGAAGAGGATG